TTGAAATTAATAATTAAAGATACAGAAAAATATGAAGAGGCACAAAGATTTTTAGCTAAAACCAGTGAAGATTTAGCAATACCACAAGATGTAATTGTCAGACAATTTACTGCACTTACTGCTTCTGTCACTGGTGCAGGTAAATCAGTAAAAGATGCACAGGATGTATTTTTATCTATAGCATCTGGTATTAGAGGTACTGGTGGTTCATTAGAAGATATGAGGTCAGCGATGGTAGCGACTGCCCAGGTATTTTCAAAAGGTAAGGTGTCGGCGGAAGAGCTCAGACAACAATTGGGCGAAAGATTGCCCGGGGCTTTTACATTATTTGCTGCATCTATGGATATGACACCAGCACAATTAGATAAAGCTTTAGAGCAAGGTAAAGTTACTCTTGATGATTTTATGGGCTTTTCTAAGCATTTATTTGCAAATTACGGCGAAAATGCGAAAATTCTTGCATCTTCACCTGCTGCTGCTGGTGATAGATTAAGAAATGAGTTTAGTAAATTAAAATTAAATTTTGGTGGATTGTTTGCAAATATTGGTTTTAGATTTCAAAATTTTGCTGAAAGCTTATTAAAATTTTTAAATAATAATCAAGATAAGGTAAAAAAATTTATTACAAATATTGCAAACTTTTTTATTGGTGGTTTTAATGTTTTGAAGAAAGTAGCTGTCGATGCATTTAATACAGTTAAAAACATAGTTATAGGATTAGGTAAGGCTATAGCTGGTGCTTTTTCATCTGTAAATAACTTTATAAATAACGTAATTAATACATATAACGCTACTGTAAATAAATTAAAAAATGTTCCAGTACTTGGTGCAGTGTTTAAAAATTTTAAAGATATTGAATCTGTTGATTTAGGAAAAATAGCATCAGATGGATTAAAAAATTTAGGAACTTATTTAATTGGTGGTGATGAAGTTGTAAATGATATAAAAAAATACAGCGAAGAATTAAAAGAAGTATTTAAAAATTCTTTTAAGTTAACAGAAGATCAAATATTTAATTTTGATCAATCGTTTTTAGATTTAATTGAAAAAACAAAAACAAATATTGATAAATTAGGAAAAACTACTGAAAATTTAAAAGAAAAAACTTCTCAGGCATTTACAAACATGAAAGATGGTTTGCAAGGTTATTTAGATTCAATAAAAGATGTTAATAAACAAGTACAAGATTCTATTGTAAATGCATTTAAAAATATGGAAGATGCAGTAGTAAAATTTGCTATCACAGGAAAATTGAATTTTAGTAATTTTGCAAAATCATTATTAGATGACATGACAAAAATAATAATACGACAAAAAGTTATGTTGCCTATGCTGAAAACTATTAATAGATCATTTAACTTAGGTTTAGATTTTAATGCTACAGGCGGTGTATTTAATAAACAAGGTAAAATGCAAGGTTATGCAAAAGGTGGCGTGGTAACTCAGCCAACATTTTTTCGCTATGGAGGCGCAGGTAATTTAGGTTTAATGGGTGAAGGTGGTAACCCAGAAGCAATATTACCTCTTAAACGTGGACGTTCTGGTAATTTAGGTGTCGAAGCATCTGGCAATAATAAAACTAATATTGTTGTTAATGTGGATGCATCGGGAACGAGTTCGCAAGGTAGTAATCCAAACGCTACAAGGTTTGGTGAAGAACTAGCATCTGCGATACAAGCTGTCATAATTAATGAAAAACGTGTAGGAGGGTTATTAAATTAATGGCGAATTTTAATACTGATGTAAACTTAACACCTGATTTTGGTAATGTTGTAAGAAATACTCCAAAATATAATGTTATTAAGTTTGGGGATGGTTTTGAACAAAGGTTAACGGAAGGGCTGCATCAAAATTTTAGAACGATTGATTTGCAATTTACTAATATAAATGAAACAGAAAGTGATACATTAATAAGTTTTCTTGAGGCAAGATTAAGTAATAATAATGAAAGTTTTGACTATACACCACTAAACGATGTACAAGGTAAATTTATTGTTGATGGTGATTATTCAAAAGCAATACCTTATGCTAATCGTGCAACAGTTACAGTAAAGTTTAGAGAAGTTTTTGAAAATTAATGGCAATACCATTTGAAGAATTAAATAAAGTAAATCCAAGTTCTATTATTGAACTTTTTGAACTTGAATTAACTGTCGGTTTGCATATTCCTACTGGCAATCCAAATAATTTAGCAACTGTATTTAGATTTCATGGTGGAGCTAAAGGTATACCATTTGATGGTGAATTTTTTGGAAAAATAAGGTTTAATAATCAAGATTATCAAAGAATAGCTGTTAAAGCTGAGGGTTTTGAAGAAACATCATCTGGGGCATTACCAAGACCGACTTTAACTTTTAGTAATTTAGGTGGTATTTCAAGAACTAATGACCAAGGAATACAGAGCGTAATACCATTTAGTGATTTCTTGGCTTTTATTAATGATGTAACTCCAGGCAATGATTTGCTAAATGCAAAAGTAACAAGACTTTTACCACTAGCCTCATCTATTGCCAATTTTAATTTTACAGGCACTAATCCATACGGTACTCCTAGCGCAGATAGGTTAGAAGATAGAATATATTACATTGATAGAAAAGCAGTTGAAAATCGAGAAATTGTACAATTTGAATTAACAAATCAACTTGATATGGAACTAAAAAAAATACCAGCTAGAGTAGTCACAAGAGACTTATTTCCTTCTGCTGGAAGATTTATATGATGACATATTATTCTTGGGCAGAAGATGCATACAATCATGCCATAGAATGCGATCCTCAAGAGTGCTGTGGTTTAGTTATAAAGATGGAAGGTAAGGAAGTTTATTGGAAATGTAAAAATATTTCAAGTAATTATAAAGAAGAATCGTTTGTTATAGATCCTTTAGATTATGCTGACGCTGAAGATCAAGGTGAAGTTTTAGGCATAGTACATAGTCATCCTAATGGTTTGTTGGAATTTAGCGAAGCTGATAAAATAAGTTGTAAGTATAATGATTTACCTTTTTATCTTGTTGATCCAAAAAGTGAATCTATTATAAAAATAATACCTGATGAAATAGATGATTAAAGTCAAAATTTATGGTCGATTAAGAAAATTTATTGGTCAATCTGTTTTTGAAATTAATGCAAATTCACCAAAAGATGCTTTTAGTTTTTTAATAAATAATTTTAAAGGAGTTGCAGAACATATTAAGGATCAAGAATATTGTGTTATGGCTGGTAACATACGTATTACACCTAAATTATTAGATTTACAGACAACTAAAGATATAAAAATAATACCAGTAATACATGGTGAAATACTGCCATTTTTATTTGCTTTTGCTAAAGATATTATATATGGATATTTAGTTACTTATGCAATAAGTTTAGTCAGAAAAGGTATAGATGATTTGTTTAGAAAGCCAATTGAACCAAATTTACCAATTGATGAACAAGATCCAAGTTTTACATTTACAGGAACGACAAATATTAGCAAACAGGGTGTTCCAATTAATATTGTATATGGCGAAACTTTAATTGGTACTAATACTGTCAGTGCAGATGTTGATACATTGCAGGTTATAAATACATGACGGAAATTACTGGAATTATCAGAATAGGCTCGGAACCTGTTTATGTTCAAGCAGCTAAGTTACCTGATGATGGACTTAAATCTATTGATTTTACAACTTTAGTTGACATTTTATCAGAAGGACAAATAGAAGGCAGTGCAACAGCATCAAAAAATGAAATAACTGATCAGTCATCTACTGCTTATAAAAATAGTTTTTTAAAAGATTTGTTTTTAAATGGGCAACCTGTATTAAAAACAGATGCAGATGTAAATAATCCAGCGGCAACAGATAAAAATTATACAAGTACCACTTTTCAATTTCAAGATGGTACTGCTAACAATGCAATTCTTGATGGTAGAGGTACTTTTGATGAATTGAAACCAGGTGATACAGGTTTTGGGGAAATTGGTCAAACTGTAGATTTTCCTCAAGGGGCATCAAGCGCAACACCAAGAGAAGCTACCATAAGTCAGACGGATACAGATAGAGTTAAAGTAAGGGTTGAATTTGAGGCGTTAAGAACTATTAGAGATGACGGTAATATTGAACCAACAAGTGTAAATTTACAAATTAAAATTGATCCAAACAATTCATCAACACCGATAATAGCCATAAGCGATACAGTAACTGGCAAAAGTCAATCTTCTTACAGTCGTGACTATGGTATTACTTTAAATAACATTACTGGTTATAACACTAATACAAGTGGAGCTTCTGGTTCATTTTTTCCTATATCAGTAATCTTAACAAGAACTAATGACGAGGGAGATAGTTCTAGAACTGTAAACAAAATGAAATTAGCTGGTGTTACAAGGATAATAAATGAGCCACAAAATTATCCTCATGTTGCTTATAGTTCTTTAAGATTTAGTGCTGAAGAATTTCCTTCGCTGCCATCAAGGGTATTAAGAATAAGAGGGAAAAAAGTAAAAATACCAGGAACCTATACAGATAGTAATAATACAACTTATACACCAACGGTAGATCCAAATAATGGTAGGATAATCTATCCAACAGGATATATATTTGCGGGTAATTTCCAATCTGCAAGGAAATGGACGAGTGATCCAGCTTGGATTTTATATGATCTTTTAGTCACAAATTCTGAAAGAACATCAGAACAGCAATATGGTTGTGATCTGCCAGAATCTGCTATAGATATACAAAACTTTTATGGAATTAGTAGGTATTGCAGTGAACTTGTGGATGATGGTACTGGTAATGGTACAACAGAACCACGGTTTTCATTAAACGTAAATATTAGAACACAAAAAGAAGCACTTACATTAATAAATGATATTTGTAATGTAATGAATGCAATACCTTTTTATAGTGAAGGAACAATAAAGATATCGCAAGATGCGCCAAAAGATATTACAGATCCCGATAAATTAGAGTTTGATTATGTATTTAATAATAGTAATGTTGTTAATGGTCAATTTGTATATAGTGGCTCATCAAGCAAAACTAGAAGTAATGTTATAAATGTATCGTATCTTGATCTTGAGACTCAAGAAATTGATTATGTAACGGAAAAAGATTCTGATTTAATTACTAAATATGGCGCGATTGTAAAAACTATAAAAACTTTTGGCACGACATCTAGAGGACAGGCACATAGAGTTGCAAAATGGTATTTAAATACACAAAAAAACACTACTGAAACTTGCGTATTTGAGACTAATATTGCAGCAGGTGCGATTTTACATATTGGTAATATTATTGGGATTGCTGATAGAGTCAAGGGTGGCACAAGAAGAGGTGGAGTTGTTAAAAGTGCAACACAAACAGCCGTAACAATAGATGATGTTACGCAGACTGATTTACCTGTTACATCTAATATTGCATCTAATAAACCGACAATAAGTTGTATGTTAAATACAGGTCTTGTTGAAACAAAATTAATAGCGCAAAATGGTATATCTAATAATGTAATAACATTAAAATCTGGAGAAAGCTTCAGCAGTGCGCCTGTTGCAAATAGTGCTTACATAATTGAAGAAGAAAATTTCAAAGCAACAAGCTGGAAAATTATAAATATTAAGGAAACAGAAAAAAGAACTTATGTTATAAATGCAGTAAAACATCATCAAGCAAAATATAACGAAGTTGAAGGTACAAATAGTTCTAACCTACCCGCAAGAGTAGATACAAATGTTTTATTTAGAGCTTTAGAACCACCTACAATTGCTACAGTTGAAGAAAAAATAATTGTTATAAACAACAGGGCAGTTCCTAAAATTTTTATCGATTGGCCTACGGTTGATAAAGCATCAAGTTATATTTTGCAATATAGAAGAGGAGATACAAATGGTAATAAAGATAATTACACTTCTGTAAGTACGCAACAGTCGCATTTTGAAATAGTACAAACGGATTTTACTGCTGGTACTTTTGATTTAAGAATTTTTTCTGTTAATGGTGCTGGACGTTTATCTAGACCATATGAAACAAATGATATACCTTTAGCAGGTTTATCTGCTACACCAGAACAACCACAAAATTTAGAATTAGAACCTATTAACAATTATCAGGTTAGATTAAGTTGGGATCAAGCTGTTGCTCAAGATGTAGTCTTTGGTGGCAGATGTGTAATAAGACATACTGGTAAAGATCTAGCAAATGCAAAGTTTAGTGATTCTATAGACTTAGATTCCAGTAACGGTAATACTACTGAAATTGTGGTACCTGCTTTGGCTGGTACCTATACAATGAAATTTGAAGATTTAGGGAAAAATTTATCTACGACTGAAGCAAAAGTACAATTTACATTACCTGAAACGATAGACGAATTATTAATAAAACAAATAAGAGAAAATTCAAGTTTTGGTGGTACTTTAGGCTCGAATCTAGAGGTTGATGCTGGAAACTTACAGCTCAAGGTTGATGATAATACCAACACCTTAGTCGCATTAAGTGGCACTTATGCTTTTTTTAATGAACTAGATTTACTTCATGCTTATCAAAATGTACGTTTAAAAAGGGTTATACAAAGTGAAGGTTTTAACATTAGTAATGTTTTTGATGATGTTACTGATGTTGACGCTTTAACAAGTTTTGATGGAGATGGCAGCGATAGATTAAAAGCTAAATTAGAGGTTGCAACTTCTAATGGTACAACTAGTTTTTCTAATTTTTTAAGTTTAACAAATGGTTCGTTTGTAGGTAGATCATTTAAATTTCGTAGCACCTTAGAATCATTAGATGTCAATGAAAATATTAGATTTAGTGTTTTAGGTGTAGATGTATCTTTACCATCAAGATTAGAAACAAAAAGACTTGATTCTAATGGAAATGTACTGACAACTATAATAAGTTCTGGCACATCATCAAGTGGTTTAGATATTACATTTGCTAAAAGATTTTTTACAGGAGCAAGTGATATCGGTGGGTCGACTACAGCATTTTTGCCATCTATTTCTATTGCTCCAATAAATATGCCACAAGGTGGTTATTTTGTTATTAAACAAGATGGAAGTGGTAATATGTTAAACGCAGCTAATCAAAACGTTAATGGTACTGGTTTTAATATTATATTTTACAATGCTTCAGATCAGGCAATAAGTGTGAAATTTACGTTTCAGGCGTTAGGATATGGAAAAGGAGTTTAATTAAATGGCTAGAGTAACAGGCGATACTTCTGAAACAAATAATAATTTTAATACCGCTAATGGTACAGGTTCAGCAGTAAGAGGTAAATTAAATGAAATACTTACCGCATTAAGAACAATTAATGCTGGAACAAATGACCCTTCAGGTGCAGCTAATGTTGTACAATTTCAGCCACATATAAATAATAATATTTTGAAAATTTGTACTGCTGTAGATAGTAATGGTGATGGTACATTTACTACTATTGGAGATATAACAAATGATAATTTAGGTCTTCTACCTGTTGATGGCTCAAACCCAATGACAGGTAATTTACAGTTGCCCGTTGGTTCTGAAACTGCCCCTACTTTGCATTTTGGTCAGACAAATACTGGTATTTTTAAAGGTGCTTCAAATAGAGTAAGTGTTACTTCGGCTGGAACTCAAGTATTTTTTGCAGATGGAACAGGAATTAATATAAACGCCAGTAAAGAATTAAGATGGAAAGATACTGATAACAGTAATTATATAGGATTTAAAGCTGCTAATAATATTACTAGCAACTTGACTCTTACACTACCTACTGCTGATGGTAGTAGCGGACAAGCCTTAGTTACAAATGGGTCTGGTGTCTTAAGCTTTGCAACTGTAGCTTCTTCTGGCGGTGGTGTTGTAAAAAATATTGTTCAGACTGTTTATAGTGGGGCAGCAGTATTAGATTGTAATAACATTGAATCTGGGCAATCTTTTATAGATGTAACTGGCATGACTTTAAATATCACACCACAAGACGCTGGTAATAAGATATTAATTGAATTTGATTTAAATATGATGCTACAAAATTTTCAAATATTTTATATAAATTTAGTGCGTGTTGTAGGTAATACTGCAACAGTATTAGCCTTACCTAATTCACCTCCGGGAAGTGGTCATGCTAATATGAGAGCCACTACGGTTGTTTCTACTTTAAATGCAGGTACTACAATCTTTAGAACTCCCTGTAGTTTTAGATTTCTTGATACACCTAATACAACATCACAGGTCACATATAAATTAACAATAGGTAGCAATACAACTGATACTACCTATAGAAAAGCTTACATAAATAGAGAAAATTTAAATAATTTTGGTTTTTCATCAAGCCAGATTATGGCTACAGAATACGATATATAGATATATTTGTTTTTTATATACTTTACCTTATACTTAAATTAAATTAAATT